GTTTGTGGAATTTTAGTGCCTGTCTGCTTGAGCAAGTTGAACATATCGGTCTGGACTGCATCGACAAAAGCAATCAAATTGTACACATTATCTAAGAAGTCATTCGCTCCGCTTGTAAGAACTACGGTCACATTCTTGATGGTGGTGTAAATATCTAAACCGACCTTTTTAGCTTTGCTGATTTCTGACTGAGTGTACTGCTCTGCTGATACCCCGTTAAGCTCTTTAAGGTTCATCGTGAGAGCTGAGTTCTGAGCATTGAAATTAACAGTGTGAGCGCGTGCCATCATCGCAACTGCAATGTGTCGAGAGCCAGCTTTAGAGTACATCATACGGTAATACGTTAAACCGCTTAATTTAATATCCCAGACCGCGTTTGTAATATCAATCTCAAGATTCAATGAGCTGTCGAAAACGTCATAACCCAATACGCTATTAGCCTGTGACCAAGTAGCAAGTGCTTTTGACTCATCATCTGTTGGGTTATCGATAAACATAAACCCTTTGAAATTAACCAAGGCTTTAAGCTCTGTTGCGGAAGTTTCTTTTGATTCCGCGGTTAGCGTTGCTGTTGCCAATCCATCAAGAGCGGATGCCCCGGAACCAGATGATAAACTGAAAATGTTACCAAGGAATGTCCCAGTACCACCGTCAGTCATGAAACTAATTGCTGATGTTGCCCCGGTGGTGTCGCTTGTTACTACATATTTTTGGTCAATTACTGAAACGACCGCGCCCGTGATTTCCGTATTCAATATAGCTAAAACATCCGCTGTGTCTGTTGATGTTTGGAAGTCCAAGGCTGTTACCGACTGGGTTGTACCATCAATATCAATATCGAATGAGCCATCTGGAATAGCTTGAAGCGAACCAATCAAGGAAGCCTCACTTAACTGCGTACCTGTCAGAGTTCCAGCAGTCGCACTTACTGTTTCATCAACTGCTCGATGATAACCAATGACTAAATACCCGCCCGCGTTTACGGGGTTAGGCTGTTGTGCGAAAAAGGTCTTGGCGTACTGATAAGCTTGTGAAGCTGTGCCGAAGTCACTAGCAACGCTTGCTATATCAGTATAAATTGATTCGCGCTTATATGAGTTTAAAAAGTTGCTCTCACTCGTAAGAATAGCAACGATGTTCATATTGTCATGGCCTGCCAATTGACCTTCGGGAATCAATGCGACATTAACGACATTTGAGATATTAGCCATTTTTATAGCTCCTATTAATTAACGATTATTTCGATTTGTGGCGTATCTATTCTTAAAGTAGATACAGCTTCATGGTGGTTGTACGTGACATTAAAAACTACATCGTACCGCTCATTGTAAGTCGAACCCTGCAATGCCTTGATGTTGTCAACCCTACTCGCATTATAGACCACTAGGGCATTTAATACACAGAATTGATATGCAACCTCTGACTTTAGTAATACTCGCAGTTTATTTGCATTGGCACTTGCTGAACTTCCAAAAAATGAAACTGTAACTTGGGTCTTAATTACGGCATTGTAATACTCTGTCTCGGTCGCGTAATCATAGTCATAAGTCTCACTTAAAGAATCGTTTCCGATTGAATCTATTACGATCGTGTTGCTTTGAAGAAGTGGCGAATTATAATTCTCTCTGCCAATCAAAACCATGGATGGGTCAAAGGTTAAAATCTCAACTACCAGGCCTGCTACTTTTTCAAGAATTGCCATTATTTAACTTCCTCATACGTTGCGCCGTACATTCCGTATTCTGCCCCGGCCTTGATACTGATTGCTACCCAAAGAATATCATCGTATCTTAATTGGTCTCCAATATTGATAGAGAAGGTGCATACGGTCTCGATATATCTCAGGCTGTAATCAATAAGCGCTTTGTTTATCTTCTCAAGTGGCGCTGGAACTACTGTTGCGCATTCGTTTGTTTCTACCCCCGTGATAACTGGGTGAAAGTTTACGACTGTTTGAGTATTGACCACTCTAATGACTGGCACTGAATAAAATAATACTCCGGCTCGCATATTTGGGATATTGTAATTAGTCACTTCGCACCGCGCTTGATATTGATTGTTTTAGTGTACCTTTGTCAACTAGGATTGCTGATGAACCTTTAGCCTCTTTAGTTGATTCCTTTAGGGCTTCCCATTGACCATAACCGCCCGTCTCAAAAGCTTCACCGATAAACTTCTCAACATAAACTCCGACTCTAGCTAGTGCCTTCTCTGAGTCCATGCCGTCCTGAATAACTTTTTGAAATTGAATTTGAGTAAACTTCAATATTTTCTTCTGGTTTAGGTGGATAGGCTCTCGCAACCATGAACGCATTGGAACTCCTATGCCATATTCATGCTTGTAGCCAACTTCCATGACCGTCAGGCCACTATCGTAAACTTTACTGCTGGCCTTCTCTGTCGGTAATCCAACTGCCACACTAAGGCTTAGAGCTTTATCAAGATTCTTTTTGTAAAGATTCAGCTTTTTCAGTGCTTCTTCAGGTTTCATACTACAAACGCACCCTGTCTTGATTTTGTAATCATCAAGAACTTCTGGCCATACTTTGACCAGTTAAAAAATTCGTTGGCACGGCCTGTTATACCGCTTGCCGTGAATGACGTTGATACGCCCAATGCACCGTGACTTGTTACGTCCTTGATTGCCTGGGGGTTTGGTGTAATCTCCGTCAATAACAAATGAGCAACCAAGTTTAAGATTGCTTCATCTGTAGACACGTTCAGACCATAATCGAAATTATAGTAAGCCTTATAAACTGGCTCAATGACAGGAATGTAAGCATCTGCTGTCGCTGTTGGGAATTCGGGAAAACGCGCCTTAAAGTCATCGATTAACATTTCGCTAATTTACCGCTCTTGATTGTATGCTCGATTCGCATTACGTCTGCTTCTGAACGGGCAAGCACTTTGCTTTCTTTGCCGGGGTCGATGTCAACACCACAAATAATAAACTTACGGTTGGATAAGTTAGTCAGCTTGTATTCTGCTGAATTAACTTTTACATCATCTTTAGGTTCATCATCGCTTGAATCATCGCTTGAATCATCACCTTCACCATGTTTCGGTGGGGTCATTTCATCTAATAATGCTTGTAGCTGAGGAACAGTTAACCCTGCAATCTCAACTTCAATTTCCTGTTTGGTAGCTTCTTCTTCGATCATCTCCAGAAGCTCTGCTTTCGATATTTTAGCCATTTTCATTCTCCAATATAAATTAGTGGGGATTCACCTAAGCAAATCCCCGGTACAAATTAAGCCCAAACGTCAGTTAGGACATAACCTGCTGTATCTTCTAAAACGTCTAGTCCGGCAATGCGGTACTTAGATTCGTTTTGGTAAGAGAAAGAACCAGTCTTCAATACTTCTCCGTACATCAACGGCTGTGGAATACGCATAATCATCGCTTCCCCACTTGATGCGAAAAGAACCATATCAGTCAAGCAACGTGCTGAAGAAAAGAAGCTCACTGTTGGGAAGTTCTTCTGTAAAGCAATCAATACTGAATCAGTAGAACCCGCAGTATTGAGCATGGTAGCTCGCAACAAGTTCATAACCTGTACTGGCATTACGCACTGATCTGCCATATAGCCTTCTGTATTAAATACCGCGCCCCACTGAGCGTTGATTGCATCTTTAACATCATCGTACATCTGTATAGCTGTTAAGGCACTAAATAGCCCTGTAGCTCCACCTGATGCAAAACCAGTATAGTTTAGCAAGCCTTGCTTACCGTCAATACCGTTGTAACCGATTTCGTCAACTTCACGCAAGTAAACCTTGTTTGTAGCTTCAAGATACTTAGCAACGATGTTCACGCCCTGAAGTTCTGCTTCCTTAACTTCGTCTTCCGTCCATTTCGATTCAGCTTCACGAATCAAAACTTTCAAATAGCTGTCTTCCATTGAAAGGCTAATACGGCCTTTGTTGTCAGAGTTGTCGCCAGAAGTAGTAAAACCACCCTGCTCAAGAACTCGTAAAGAACCAATTCTACGTGCGTAACCGCCAGTGTTATCTGCTTGAATGCCTGAGTTTACAAACGTCAAATCCGGGTATTTCTTTTCAAAAATAGTTGGGCTGATGAATGTAAGGTTGCGGGCAAGCACTGTACCAGCGTAAGCATCTGCGAAGCCTGACTGCTTAGATGAGGCTTTTAGCAATTCCGCAGAATCTAAATTAAATAACTGTCCAATCTTCATTTTGTATCTCCTTATTTAAGACGTACTAACCAAGCATCGGTAGTTACTTCTTCTAGAAACTCGTATGCGGTTGTGACATTACCTGCTGATGTTGTTGTGGCTTTACCGTACTCACCAGCAGTTTGGTTTTCGACATAAACAACACCACCGAAAGACGGGGTGTCTCCTGTTACAACGTCAACTGTTGCAAGACCAGCGCGTAAAAACTCAACTTGCGAATAAAGATCTGTTGTGATCGTTGCACCGCTCTCTAATGCGTTAGATACAAAGCGCAAAACCACACCAGCGATAACCGGGGTTGCCGAAGCATCAATGTTGTCTAATGAACCAGTGTCCATTTTTGCGAAACGCCCTACTACTAAACCATTCTGGAATGTCTTAGCTGTTAGACAAATGTTGTTTGAACCGTAAAGTTCACCTGAGCCGATTTTGTTTTGGTCGGCTAAATAACCTGTTGCGAAAGCCATGTTTATAGCTCCTTATCTTTTAATTTATCGAAGGGTTTAACCGTACCATCGGCATCGGCAAAGTTTTCATAGGGTTTAACCGTACCATCGGCATCGGCAAAGTTTTCATACTGCTTGTTCATTTTAAGCAATTTGAATGCTGTTGGCAATTCGACATCTGAGAACTTATCATCGAACTGGGTGGCGACTGCATCTGCCATAATCTTGGGCATTGCTGTGTCACCGAAAGCATAGGTTGCTGGCAAGAACTCGCGGGCTTTTTCAATTACCTTTAGTCTTGCCACTACACGCTTATCGACTGCATCATTAAAATCTTGGTCTGTGAATGGTGAAGCTTTTGGCTTGTCTTCAGCCTCCGGGTCTTCATCTGCTACTTTCGCAGGGTCTCCACCTTCAGCATCTTCTTCAGCTGTATTTTCGTCTGGAATATCTCCTGACTCTTCAGCGTCTTCAATAGCCGGGTCTTCACCCTCTCCTTCAGCTTCCGGGTCTACTGACTCATCGCCTTGCTTTGCCATTGCTAGTAGTTTTTCAAGTCCTGGTAGCATCTTCTGAAGCTCATTTACTGGTACGGTCTTCATTGCTTCCGGTAATGCCATAGCAATCTCAACAATTCGCTGTAGATTGGGCGCTCCTTCTGCATCTAAAAACTGTTCATGTAGCTTAATTTTTTTGCCCATGTTTAGTTCTCCTTTATGGTCATTAAAAGTACAAATCTCACCGCAACGGCCTTTGTCGACTACTGCTAAATGATGGGGTTCAATGTTAATCTGCTCGAAGTCATAAACATCATGCTCAATAAGGTCTGCACCATAACCAAGACTTAATTGGTTTGTGCCACCCTTGACAAGTTCAATTATTTCATTTGAGAGTTTAACACTATTCTGTATAGCAATTGTAGATGCAAGGTCTTTATCAAAAAACTCGATAATCTCTGAGCTTGATATTGTGCCTTTTACATGAATTGAATTAACCGGGTCGCTGGTTGATATATGACCATCGGTAATCGGCAGGTTATTCATCTTGTCTTGAATTGCTGATATTGTCTGCCGCGTACGGTAGACCTTGAAGACCTTATCCGGTGGCTGTTTGCCTATTTCAGCACCAAGGTACTCTTGAAAGCCGTCACGAATAGACTTGAGCTTTTTGTTTGCAAAGTCATAACATGTTTTATCTGTGAATATCATTACTCTTCATCCTCTTCAAATATAGCATGACTGCTACAGCGACAACCAAAATCTAAGCCGGGGAGTAGTGTTTTTTGGTCGCATGATGAGTATAAACCCTCACTTAGTATGAATACTTTATCATGCCTGGCTTGGTGGCAGACTCTTTTTCTTTCATCTTGAGTTGTTTTCCATACCGCTTTTGTTATTCCAGCATCCAACATTCTAGCTTTTGATGCGAGGGAATTGAAGGTGGTCACTTGCTGTCTAGCTACAAATTGAGCCGCGTCTTTCCGCTTTGACTTAGTTAAATCGAACCCAGCGATCACTTCTGACATTGGCTCACCCTCTGCCATTGCTCTAAGCGTGTTTGCTGTGAATGCTTGTAAAGTATCGTCTCTTAACTTTAAAGCCCATACCTGTGTCTCTAGCTTGTATGCGTTAATGGACTGCTGGACTGATTCATTCTGAATATACTGAGCTGAAGATATACCCGTGGCCTTTTCAAACCCTTTGTAGGTCTGTGCTTGGTTGTATGAATCAACTTTTCTTAGCAAGTCATCAACATACTTCTCTATTCGCTTTGTGCTGAACCGCTTTAGTATTTTACGCTTTGCTTTTCTGCTTAATCCTAAGAAAACTTTTGCGTAATTACCAACCTGTTTTGCATCCTGAAACTTCTCCACTGTCTTAACGTGAAGGCTATTAAGACTCTCATTCTTAAACTGGCTACCCATTGACTCAACCATGTAAGTCGTAAACCGGGCAAATTCCTTTTCGTACTTCTTTGGGTACTCTGGCATCTTAGCTGTTTTCATCTGTACCAAACACTTTGTCAAAGTCGTCTTCTTGACCTATGCCGTATTCATTTAGGTAAACTGAGAAGTCTTCACCAATGCTTGCTAGTTTCAAAGCATTTTCAATAATAATACCCTCAAATTTAACCTTCTCGTTAGGCGTTTGCACTTGGTTATCTTTAAACTTGATTGGCTCTTTACCTAGTGCTTGTAAAAGCTCGTTGATTGGGTCGATTAAATATTCTGACTGGTGGTTAGTCACGGTCTCGGAAAAAGATTGCCTTTCGCTGTCTGCTTTGGAATTTAACCCTTTGGAAGACTCTCCAACAAGTATCGACAAAGGGATTCCTGTGACCATAGTTATACGTCTCAATGAGTGTTCAGCTACTTTGTCATAGTCGGCAAGCGTTTGATTTACAACGGTCACTGAATCCTCAGCATCAAGCAAGCCTGCACCGCTGATGCCACGACCGCCTTCCAGCGCGCTAAAGTATTTAACTAGCTCGCTCTCTTGGCCTGCTTGCATTGTATCTTTAAGTCCGTTCACACTATAAAACAGCGTTGAATTCTTCTCAATGATTGAAGCTCCGGCACGTTCGATAATGCCGTCATTAATCAACTGCGCTCGAATAAGTTCGAATAAGCTAACACCACCAAATCTGTATTGTGGTTTATCAAGCTCTGCTGGCTCTACAAAATTGAAGTCAATTATTCGGGAATGGTGAAACTCGTACCCTCTAATCCCGTAGGCTTTGATCTGGTAATAACGGTCTTCAGTTAGGTTAGTTCCATAATCTAGCGGGTAAACCATGTCGCCACTAAAGACATCAAACTTAGTGTTCTGGATATTAACTTGACTAGAAATAGGTTTTGAAAGGTCTTTACCCTTTTCATTGATGACGATTACACCGCGACCGAATGCTAGTTGGAACTTTGAAGCTCGCTTAACTGCTTTAGCTAATCGCTGGTTGTAAAATGTCTCCAGGTTTTTGTCATCGAATTGGATTGTTTTGTTGAGGGATGTGCTTGTGATAAGAGTGATTATGCGGTTGCCAATGCCACTAAGCATCAAGGCTCGCATCTCTGAGTCGGCTATACGGCTGGCCTGAAAGGTGTTTGTGCTTGCCGGGTTGCGTTCGTTTGTAAGGGAATTATAAAGACTTACGATTCCATCAATAAAGCTATGTGCCATTTTTTCCACCGATTGCGTTTTACGCGATTATCGCACATGGCTGTTAGTTGTCAAACTTATTGCTCAATTGCATTATTCATGACGGCTGTGGCTTGATGGTTGGCACTCCGGTGTTTTTCTATCTACAATCCCGTAATATATAATCATCATTACTCACCCGCCTCTAGTTTGTTTGCGTAATCAAGAAGGTTGGCATCCATCATATCAACATCACTTTGATCTAGTTGCCTAGATTGCACATAGTCCAAGGCTTTACGTATAACAGCAGCATCATGCTGGGCTAGTGACTGTTTAGGAACTTTCTTCATGTCATCAAGTAACCCTGTTTGCTCCCATGATGCGTGCTCACCATTCAAGTGAGATCCATAAATCCCGTCTGAATTCTCAACCAAAAAGGCTACTGAATATTTCAGGAACTCACAATGCGCTTCCAGTTCTTTGATCTTCTGCTCTGCCTCGGCCAGCTTTATAGTTGATTTATTCATACTAAAGCAACTCAGGCAACGGCTGCCATGCAATTACCCTCCTACAATAATTGCCATCAAAAAAAGTAGCATCCCCATCCCAACTATCAAATCTGCAAATACAAATTTCTGATTGCAAAACTGGGTTGGCAACCTTTGCCCTGCAAAGTACTACTTGATCCTGACCTGGCCAAGTAGATTTGTCATCCTCATCAAACAGCGTGACCTTAGATTCAATTGGTTCATTATTATTAGTTTTCATTTTTTTATTCCATTAGGCCACCAGGCCTGGTTATGCTTTTATTCGCTCGCCGATTATGGTCATTGTGTATGTATTGCGCTCTTGGAGTGCACCTAAAGTGATTTTATTTCATC